TTCTGCTGGGGGGGAGAGCGAAGAAAGGACCATGCTAATTGACGGCGTGGAAACCGACGTAAATTACATAACCAAATTTGTTCCCGCAAATGGCACGAGTGCAGACCTAGTAACTATGCCAGCGCGCGGTGGCAAAATCCTAGCCCTTAAAGAATCACAGAAAGGGCGCGGGAAACCTAAAACGGAGGAAACAATGAAAGAACTCATAACCAAAATCACAGAGTCTCTTTCGGCGGCACTCAAGCATAAAAGTGTAGAGGCCGGTAAGCCTGAATTTGAAAAGGTTACCGCGCTACTCACTGAAGCTGCTGAGAAATGCGAAGCCGAAGGAGAACTGCCTAGAGTAACCGACGCACACGCGAAACTACAGGCCGAGCATGAAGCCCTGCTTAAAAAGCATGAAGATATCGCCGCCAAGATTAAAACTCTACACGACGAATTGCACGGCAAAGCCGCTGACGATTCTGCGGGTGGTGGTGAATCTGTAGAACCCGAGAAAAAAGTAAATGCTGATGGTGAATCCGAAGGCGAAGCTGCTGAATCTAAAAAGGTTCTTATCGGCTATAAACTCAAAGAAGCGGGTATCCCCGCCGAGATTATAGACCTTGACACGCTTTGCAAAAAGCCGCTTAAAGCCATTGAAGCTGCTATATCCAGAGAGAAAAAACTGGTGGAGCTTCGCACCGGCGGTAAACCGCTTAATGAAAGTACTAATGGCAGCGGTGAAATTCTTGATACTGCCAATTGTACTCGCGGCATATTCGATTAAAGGAGAATTGAAAAATGACCACAACTTCCGCAAACATATTCATACGCGAAGGTAAACGTCTGGTTTACCCTTGCGACACCTCCGGCAGCAATAATTTCAATCAGGGCGATTTGGTCTATTTTGACCACTCAACGCATCTGCTAAAGGTTGCTGCTTCTGACGCTAATTGCCAGTATCTTGCTGGTATAGCTGGCGTTGCTAACCCTACTGACCCGCGCGTTTATGGCTCCACTGATAATTATCAGAAGAACGGCGCGGATGTTCATTACGGCTGTGTGGTTACGCTTAAAACGACCACCAGTGAAACCTACTATCACGGCACTGAGGTTTCTTTCGGCGCAGACGCACAGACTGTTACGACAGTTGGCGGGTCTTACCCCGTCGGGCGTGTCTGGCTTGAAAATACCAGCGGCTCCGTAACCGGCGCATCTGGTACTACCGTGCAGGTTCTGGTTTACAACCGCGACATAACCGGCGCGGCAATCGTATAAGGAGGGCATAATACATGACCCCTATTCAGCTTAAAGAAAGCAACAAGAAAATAACAAAGTATTTTCTTGAATCGCGCCACGCCCGCAATGTTGAAAGCGTTAAGCGTCAATTCGGCATAGACGTTTCCAATCTCGCCGAGAGCATGGAAAATAAGCCGGATTATTCCATTCGCAAATTGCATGAATCTGTCTATAGGAAAGTTGGCGAGACAAATTCGGCCTCTGCGATGGGTCAGGTTCTGCGCGCTGGAATGAACAACATCGCTAACAACTGGTATATGATGGCAGATACCGTACATGACCAGTATGTGCAGAAAACCGTCTCCAACAAGTCTATTGAGCCTTATGCGCCTATGTACCGCGCAGGTATTCCTGTCAGAACTGGTAAGGGCCAGCCGTTCAAGTCTATCGGGAAATTCGCAGGGCATGACATACTTATTGAGAATGAGAAGTTCGGCGGGCTTATCGACGTGGAAAGAGAGCTTATAGACGACGACCAGACTGGTCAGGTTGTGCAGCGTGCCCGTGATGGCGGCGAGAATATGGCTCTTGTGGAAAATGACAACTGCGCGCATCGTTTCATTTCCATAGCGTCAGACACCAACTATCCTGCCTATGGCACTGATAGCATACCTGCGGACCCCAATATCGTTGACGTTACTGGCGTTTCCGGTGCTACTTCGGTGTGGAATACCGCATTGCTTGGTGGTGGTGCAAACCGGCCTACGTCGTTCTCAACGAACGTTCAGGATACCCTCCAAGCCGCTTGGATTCAGCTTATGCTTCAGAAAGACGGGAACGGCATAAAGCTGTCCGTTACGCCAAACATGGTTATAGCTGGTGCTAATTACAAGTTTGCGATTGATACTCTTCTCAATTCGCAGACCTACGCCGCAGTCAATGCTATAAAGCTTGGTGCGGGTGGCACGGCTACCGACGTTGGCGCACTGTTCGCTAAGAACGTCATGGCGGGGCTTGTAACTCCCGTCTATGATAAGTTCCTTCCTGCCGGTGCCTATGCTATGGGCATGGCTGGTAAGGGTATGGTTATGCAGGTCCGCGACCCGCTGGAAATCTTGCAGGAAAATCCCGCAAGTGGTTCCAGCTTTGAATGCGACGTGTGGCGTTTCCGCACCCGCGCTCGCTGGGAAGTGGGCTGGATTGATTCGCGCTTCTGGTACCTTTGCGCGTCCGGCACCGCCTCGCTGACCTAACAATAATCAAGGTGGCGGGGCTGGGGAACTGGCCCCGCTGCCAAGATTAATCACGAAGGGGATACTATGGGAAATAAACATTACCGACACGGAGAGATAAGGGTTGAGCCTAAATCTCCTACGGCATTGTCGGAATCAGAAAAAAGGGATTTGCAAGAAGCGCAGGAAAGGGAAACCGCCCTTTCTGCGATAGTGGATAAGCGCGCTAATGCTTGCCCTATTGACAAAATAATAGAGAGCATTTACAAAGCGCGCATAGCCTTTCACAATTGGAGTTCACAAGAGCTTGAAATTAATCCGGGGAAGTATCGCACAAAGCTTTACATAGACCGGTACTACCCGACGCTCCATCTTGCAATTGATTATTTCAAAGATGAAGCGGAAAAGGCAGCAGGTTTTACCGACGACAAACGCAAGATTTTGAACGCTATGGAAACTCTCTACGTTGCGGTAACACTTACCGACGGAGATTTGCATAAAGCCATAGCAAAGGCAGAATTACAGCAAGGAATTTCGGTGAGGGCATAACATGGCATGGAGCGCGGCGCAGATAACGGCAGTCCGCGGACTGGTTGACGATACCTCAACCAGCCATCAAGCGCGCGCCGAAGTTCCACAGAATGAGCGCGACAGTTCGCGCACGGTATTTCAAGTCCTTTATTATCCTATTGTGCCAGGTTCCGTTTATCTCACTACGGGGACAACAGTACGGACACAATCAGGATTTACCGTTGACAATACAAACGGGCTTTTGACTTTTACCGCCGCTCCTACGGGCACAGAAAATCCTTGGTATGTTGATTACTACTGGCAGTGGCTTACCGATACCGACTTCACCACATTCCTAGACCAAGCCTCATATGACATAGGCTATTCTCCGTCGGATACTGTGCCTTCGGGATTGACAAATGCTTTTAACCTATATGCCGCCTCGCACTTCTATCAACGCATGGCGGCTAGGTATGCCTCCCGTTTTAATTCTACAGGAGGCGGACAGGGTCAGAGTGTAGATGTTGTAACTGCAAATTACCTTAACCTTGCAAAAGAAAAGAAAGCAGAAGCCGACGCTATGAAGATGGCATTTTATGAGCGGCATGGGCAGCGTTCCGCTCCAGCTTCAGTATCAGTCGCTCCGTCAATTGCGCCGTATACGCCGGTAAGGTAATTATGGCAAAACTTGAATTTAATATCGTGCTTATCGCCAAAGGCGAAGACAAACTCGCTGAATTGCAAGCGCGCGCCGCTGACCTTTCACCAGTGTTTGAACAGGTAATAGAGGAATGGGCGGAAGGAAATAAATCCAAGTTTAACCGCGCGAAAGGGCGGGAATCATCCGGTATAGAACAAGACACCGATTGCACATGGGAGCCATTGCAATCCCGCGCTTATCAAAATAAGAAAAGAGAAAAGGGATATCCAGATTGGCTTATGCATGGTACAGGCGAATTAATGGATTCGCTTACTGATACGTCGGGATTTATAAACGTAGCAGGGCCTACGCAAGCAGCCTTTGGCACTCCTTGGAGTGCTGATAATGAAGTTAAGGTTCGGGGTAATTGGATGTTGCGCCCCGTCGTATTTCTCAACAATCCCGATACGCGGATGATTGACAGAAATGTGCAAGATTATTTTTCAGACGGACCAGACTTTGCAAATGTCCGTCTTGCACGAGGTTTTGAAGCAATGGTAGCAAAGCAGGAAATGGCGCAATGGGGAATTGATTTTGACGCAACGGTGGGTGGATAATGCCCGTTATTGTAGAAAACAAACTTGCTACTTTCAAAAATGAAACGCTTGATAAATTGCAAGCGATGGACGATTTGATTACGCAGTATGTAGGGGTGTTTAAGAAAGTCTATCACGGGCACCGGCCTATAAGCGCAGGACAAGAGCGTTTGGTTTTCCCTTGTGTGATGATTGAGCCAGTGAGTGATATACAGGGGATGAGTACGACAGCTAAAACTGATTGGACAGGGACGTATGAGCTTTGGTTTTACTTTGTAAATAATAGCCGTGATGGGCTTGTGGAAATGCAAACCTCCGGCATGAATGCCCTGCTTAAATTATTCAGCAACAACGCATTGGGAGATTTGCAAACATCTAGCCAATCTAATAATTTTTTATATTATGAGGGGTATTGGATTGATAGCAATATCCGTAATATCCAGTATTCCCCTACGTTTAGCTTTCAGTGGGCCGATAAGGCCACATATTGCAGGGCGGGGCGGTTTACCATAGAAATTAAAGACCGCATAATCAGATAATAGGAGGGCATAATTATGCCTTACGTTGGTAAACTAAGAACTCTTGGGCTGGCAAAAGAATCATCGGCAGGAACACTCAATGACACGATATCTACCTTTCTAGCATTTGACCCGCCGGAAAGCATCTTCCCTGCTATAACTTTGCTTGAGCATAAAGGTATCGCAGCAAAGCCAGACATGGTTTTGAAAGCCAGTCAAGGCCCCGCTAAGATTGACGGTGCAAAATACAAAATCATAGTTGAGCCGCAAAATATCGGTGAAATTCTTATGGCAACTTTCGGAACGGATACCGTTACGGAAGTAGCTAGTTTCACCGTGTCGGCAGGAGTTAACGATAAGATTGATTTTACCGAGGATGGCGGCAGTGAAATTACTGCTACGTTGACAGCGGGGACCTACGCGATGGGTGCAACAAGCGCAGTGTCTGGTTCGTTGTGTGCGCTTATAAAGGCACAAATGGAAGCTGTAAACGGTTCAGATACGTATACGGTTGCATATTCGTATACGACGAAAAAGCTTACCATAACAAAGAGCGGCGGTGTGTTTGTTATGAAGTGGTCTTCCGGAACAAATACCCTAACTTCAGCTAAAACTTTGCTTGGTTTTACTAATGCTGACACATCTAGTGCGATATCGTGTACTTCAGATAGCACAACCACTGTGGCTCCGTTCTCCCATGCTTTTACCCGTCTGTCGTCTGAAACTCTGCCGACGTATACGCATTATGTTGATAAAGGATTGCAGAAATCATATTACGTCGGGGCGATGATGAATAAATTTACTCTTGAAGCCAAAAAGGATTCATGGGTAATGGCTGACGTTGATTTTAACCTACTGAAATACGACTCCGACGGGACGCAGACCGCCACGTATTCCACGCTGAATCCGTTTACATTTCCGCAAGCCGTTGTAACGATAGGCGGCAGCGCAAATTATGACTGCTCTAGCGTTAAGATAGAAATTGATAATAGCGTCAAAACCGACCATGTTGTAGGCTCTACTATTTGGCCTACTAAAATATGGAGTGAAGGATTCGGCGTAACACTTACTGCGGACATGTTTCTGGAAAGCGACAATGCTGAGTATGCTAAGTTTATAGCTGGCACGGAATCATCTTTTTCAATGACGATAACTGGCGATACTATTGTGGGTTCGACAAAATACTCGCTTTCGTTCAACGTGCCTTCAATAAAATACAGCGCCGCCCCGTTGCAGATTCAGTCCGGCGTAATGTCCATACCGTTTGCCGCGTTGGGTTATTACAATGCCGGGATAACGGGAACTGCGACAGCAACGCTTGTGAATACGGTAAGCACGTCTTACTAAAAAAAAGAAAGGGGATAAAAAATGCCGATACAGTTGCAAAGACAAGAACAGCCGCTAAAGTATAAATACTCTGACGATGTGGCGTTTCTCATAAAGCCGCACGCGACCGCACATGATATTTTTATGCTACGCAATTGCGGGACGCTAAAAGCTGATGGAACGCTTACACTAAAACATAGCGATTTTTCGGAAATGCTTTTACAAAGCTTTATTGTCGGATGGGAAGGTGTCCAGCTTGACGGGAAAGCGGTGCCTTATTCGTGGGATATTTTAGTTTCCAGCTTCCCGCGCGACAATGCCCGCGACGTGTTTATTGAGCTTGTGTCCTTCATCTTTGAAAACACCGATGTGAAAGTAAAGGATGAAGCAGCAAAAAAAGACTAGCTGGCGCGGTGAAATGGCTTTGCAAAGAGGGGCGGATATACTGCGACCAGCCCGAATGTGAAAAGACAACCGCTCCGTGCCCGCGTTGCGGAAGACCTGAAATAACCATGCGGGAAGTCTCTTTGATAAACCTCTGGCAACGTTGTAATCGCTTACATGCGTTGCCATGCTCCGGCGGGATACTTGAGCAGCCGGAATGGATAATGAGAGAAATGGATACAATCGCAGCAGCTATAAGCGATTTCCAAAATCAGCAGCAGGAACAGCAGGACATGGATTTAGAAAAAGAACGCCGGAAAATGGAATTGCAAAATGGCAGAAGCCACAACTAATTATCAAATAAAGATTTTCGCTACCGGCGGAGCCCAAGCTTCTGATGAGGTGCAAAAGGTTATTGATTCTACGGCTGGGCTAAAGCAGGGTCAAAATGATTTAATTTCTTCATTGCAAAGACCCGCACAACATGTTGCCCTAAAAACTATGAGCGATGAGATGTTACGGACTATCGGCTATACCGGTAACATGCGGACTGCAAGCAATTTGCTTGATGTCGCTATTATGAAATTGGGCGGCGCAATTAAATTAACAACATCAGCTATTTTCCCTTACGTTGCGATATTGGGTGGTATTGTAGCTATTCTTTCTAAAGTAAAAAGCGCACACGCTGAATCAGCTATTGCTGCTGAAAATGCCGCTAAGAAACTACACGAACAAGCTACCGGTTATGAATCTACGACGGGTAAAATTGACGCTTATGGTAAATCAATAGGCGCGTTGCCCCAATATCTGCGGGATTTAGAAAAGGCTTTGAATGATGCGAACGCTGCTACCACCGCTCAAATGAAGGTTACGAATTTAGCGACGCTGGCTAGCACGTCAAAGCAATTGGCTGATTTGAAAATGCGGTATGCTGAACTCACGCCGGAAATAAAAAAAGCGGAGGAAACCGTAAGGAAGGAGGACCCATACGGGGGCGAAGCTGCAAGCGAAGCTAGACGGGAATTAGCTTTGCTTAGAGATGAATACTCTGCCATCGGTGCAAAGTTGCCTGGGCTAAACGCGCAGATGAAGCAATTAACCTCCGACGTAATAGCGCAGGGTAAGGGATTTGCCGACAATGCCGCGTATATGGCGGCATCTGGAAAAGCTGCGGATGAGTTAACAGTTAAACAGAAAAAGTTAGCAGAAGATGATTTGAAAAACAAGGAAAAACAGGAAGATGCTGCTAAAAAATTAGCGGATGAAAATTACCGTGCCATGCAAAAAATCCTAGCCGACAATGACAAAGTTTACGCTAAGGATTATTCCCGTTTTATTAATGGTGTCCATAAAAAGGACGCTGCTCTGCGTTCAGCTAATGGGCTAGAAGCCTCTTTGCTTATGGGAAAAGAAGTTGCAAATGAAGAGACTTATCGTCGCATAAATGATGCTGCGCTCAACTGTTATAACCAGATGATGTCCGGTATGGGTCAAGCCGCCGCTAAAATGATTGTTGAAGGCGAGGATTTCGGTATTGCAATGCAAAATGTTTTCAAAAGTATGCTAGAAAGTTTTATCGCTGCCATAATTGAAATGACCGCGCGTTGGTTAGCTTTTCAGGCGTTGACGGGTATGTTTGGCTCCAGCTCTGGCATAGTGTCATTTATATCTGGCGGTAAACATGCCACAGGCGTTGATACGCTTGTTGACCGTCCCCGTTTGCTGCAAGTGGGCGAGAATGGGCCAGAGCGTGTTACGGTAACGCCCATCACTGGCGCGTCTGGTAGCATGGCAGCGGCTGGTGCTGGCGGCGGGATGAACATAACAATTCCAATCACAATAAATAGCACTGCTAACGCTTCACAACTTGCAAATGAAGTAGGACGTAAAATAATATCCCAAATTCGCGGGCTAGGGCAAAATAATTTTGTGAGGGGAAAATAGCATGGCTTGGCTTTCCTCTTTTCTACTTGGGATTCCGGGGCAAGAGTATTCATTTGACGTATCTCCGGCTACCATGCAATTAAGCGAAGGTCCCAATATCATTGTCAATAAAAACATCATGGGCTATTTGCGTAAAGCGATAATTAACCAGTATTCTGCGACCGCAAAGATAAGCGGGAGTTATCTTACGCTGGCTCAGCGTCAAACCTTCCTTAGCTTTTGCTCCATGCCCGACGTGTTTTTCAGTTTCAGGACGCGGGATAATTGGACGCGACTTGAAAAAGCCGCGCCGTCAAATTCCGGCACTACAATAACGCTTGACACCAACGCTATAACTTTGCTTGACCAGACGCTAGCTATTGAAAGTTATACGACGCAAATAACTATTTTGGGTGTATACGACAATTTTGCAATGTCTGGGACAAATTATTATACAGGAGGCAGTTTCAATGCTTCTACTTCGCAAATAACGCTTGGCACAACACTTGCCGCAGATTTTGGTTATGTAAATTACCAGTATCAGGGGTTTTTGTGCAACGTGGAAACGATTGATACCACTTCTGAGGGCGGTTGGATGGACAAATTCCAGTATGATTTTCAAATCACGGGGGTTTAGCTTATGAAAAAAATAATAACCGCTTTTGTAATAATTCTTTCAATTTGCGGTTCAGTGTTTGCCGATAGCTATACCACGCGAGCGACGATGACTAAACCCACTCCCGGCAGCACAAGTTGGGCTAATAAAGTAAATAGCGATTTTGACATAATTGATAGTTCATTCACTCTTTTGAATTACCCATATTTACAAACACTTGTAGGGCCTATGGCCTTTAGTGGGAATGTCATTCATACGTCGTCAATCACCATAAGCACGAACGTATGGGTATCGTCGTGCGGAAATCAATTTGGGACGTGCGTTGATGTGCAGGGAATTTCCCCGTCATTTGCATTCTTACCATACGGCGGTGCGTATCAATCTTACCGTATAGGCGCATCGTCTGGCACATTTATAGGTATGGGTGCCGATGGCAATTCCTATTTAGCGGCGGTAAATAAAATAGGAGTTGGAAAACTTAATTTGTCTGCTTCGTATTCTGGAACAGCTTCCCCCGTTATGACTATTATGGGTGCAAATCATGGAGCGCACAAAGTCGGTATTTTGACGACCTCACCCTCCACAACGCTAGACGTAAGAGGAGATTTATCAGCTTCTACGGGGCAATTCGGCACAGTGTCAGCATCAACATATACTCTTACCGTAAACGGTTCCATGAAAATAGCCGGTGCGACCACAAATGAAATATGCTTTGCCGATGGGACTTGCCAGAGTTCTGCCGGTGTAGGCTCGGCAAGCCAATTAATAGCTTCTGGCGATGCAACAATAACCGCAGGGACGCAAATAAGCACATTCACATCAACAGGAAATTTACAAGTGCCGTATGGTATTACGGCTTCAACATTCACGGGTACATTTATTGGAACCGTTACTTATGCCGACACGGCGGGGGCGCTATATGCTGAGGGCACTGCTGCCACTGCTGGATATGTATGTATGGGTATTGATGTTTCAGGAAATTGCAAGTCCGCGATAGTGGATTA